CCGCAGCCTGATCGTCACCGTACCGCTGAAGTTTCAACTTCATGGCCTGTTCCGAGGCCGGTTTGATCGGCTTACGGATAGCGGTTCGGTATGCCTTCCATCTCTCCCAAGCCTCAACGTCTAGGTCTTGCATCTCTATACCCCCTGATGACTGATGGTGAATCCGCACGGTTTCGGGAGGGAATTACGCCTAACCCAAAGTCGTGCGGAATTGATGACTGACGGAGCCATCCGCTGTTGGCAACTTTTGACGGGTCTCCCCGTTGTGGTTCGCGCTTCCCAACGACACGCTGCGCGTCTAGAGGCCCACCGCCCCGGTCTAGATTTAAGCCATATCTGCGCGTGGTTTCCCCGACCAGATAGGCCGAGCGTGGTGGGATAGTTGACAGGGCTAAAACAGCCGGTCACACTTCCATCACGCTTAAACGTCAATTTCAGCGTAAGGCCGCCGACCGGCCACGTCAAGCCCCCGTTGCCCCCGCATGGGGGCTTGTCGTTTCTAGGCCCGTATAACCGCATTAGCGGCCTTTCTGGGGCTTTGATAACCCCGGCAAATGGCTACGGTCAGCCACAAACTTACCGCCCGTAACAGCCTCTATATCGTGCTGCCGAGCGCGTGGAATACCCCGCTTTTTCCAATGGGAAACGTGCTGCGGAAATACCCCTAAAGCCTTGCATAAGGCGGTTGTTGAGCCGAAATGGGCTATGACTTGATTGATGTCCATACGGTGGACTATAGCCCTTTTCCATGTCTGGGTACAACCGTGTTTAAAAAACTTGTTGACAGGGGTATTGGAACTCGTCAGGATACACACATGGTCACTAATGACCGGCTACCACAGATAGGAGCAACGACATGAAAACGATCAAAGTAACCACCCCGGTTGGCGAATTCACCCGCAGCACAAAAAGCAATTACACGCACGCGGTGGTTCGTAAGTGCGACAGAGCGCAAGCGGTTTATGAAAAGTTCCTCACGTCGGGCGGCAAAAGCGTTTTAGGTACAGATGCTCGTTGGATTAAAGATCGTGGGTTTGCTGTGACGTATCACACTTCAGAGCGATCAGCCGCCAACGCTGCAAAACAAAAATACTTTTGGGATTACAGCGCACAAGTTATCGGCATCTATGAGGTGGCGGCATAAGCCGCCCCTCACAACAGGAGCAACAGATATGTCTCACACCTGTACCACACAACTCTATTTGCTCGGCACGCTCTGGCAAGTAGAGATTGATTTCTACTACGACGCTTACGACAACACAGAAGAACTAGACGTAGAGGCGGTGTGGCTGATCGGGTACTACCCCGAGGCTGACAGCAAGGACTACGTTTCTTGCCGCATCAAGGCCGACAACTACGCCTTCAAGCCTGAAGAAGAAAAAGCGTTGGAGAAGGAGGTGCGCGATTACATCGCCGCCTCTGCCCGCGAAGCGTTTGACGATTCCCACTCTTACGAGGACTGACCTATGCGAAACATAGATCGTTTCATCATCTTGTGTATTGCCATCACCGTCGTGTTTTTGATGGCTGCAACCGTAGACAAATGCGATGGCGGTTGCACGGTCGCCGAGGAGTTACGCAATGGAGAACGATGATGACAGTTGGTGGCATCAACAGGATTTAGAACTGCAAGAGCGTGACGAAGAAGAACGGATTAAACGATGCAACGCTGCACTTGCTGAACTAATTAGCATCATTAACGAAGAACTGACAAAGGTGGGCTATGAGCGAATTACTAAAAATTAACGTCAACGATCATGTGGAGAAGAAGGGCAACTTGTCCTACTTGTCATGGGCGTGGGCATGGGCAGAGGTGCTGAAGATTGACCCGGCTGCACGATGGACGGCGCATGAGTACAACGACCGCCCTGCGATGTATTTGCCTGACGGCACCGCGATGGTGAAGGTCAGCGTAGAGATTAAGGGCGACATCAAAACGTGCGTGTTGCCTGTCATGGACAACCGCAACCGAGCGATCCAGAACCCGGATGCGTTCTCGGTCAACACCGCGATCATGCGTTGCCTTGCCAAGTGCATCGCCATGTTTGGCCTTGGCCTTTACATCTACGCTGGCGAGGACTTGCCGGAAGGTTCCGCGCAACAAGTAGACCCCGACCTTATCAACCTGATCGGTGGCGCAAACTCGCTGGACGAACTGACCAAGTTGTTTAAGCGCCTGACCAAAGAGCAGCGCATGACGCACATTGATGCGTTTACCGCACGCAAGAAAGAACTGACCACACCCCCGGAGGCTGCGTAATGCAACGGGAAGGGAAAATTGCGCGTTGGAATGGGCATTTTGTCGGTGGAACTGTAATTAGAAACGCGCCTAACCGTGAAGGCATTGGCTGGAATCGCAAAGATATTGAAGCGATACGCATAAATTCTTTTTGGGCTATAGAAACAGAGGTTTTATTTATGGACATCATCGCCGAACTTAAATCTAACTATGAAGAAGCATCAACGCTTTGGGCAACGTATGAAAAAAAATTAGAGAGTTTTCGCAGTATGGTGAAAAATGACGTTTCGTCGTTAGAAGCCAGCGCAAGAAAAACAACTGACGCGGTTCATAAAATGAACAAAGCGTATGGTGATGCAATTTCTCAAATGACTAGTGAAGAAATGGCGACCGCGATCAACAATGCAGAGCGTTTAGCAAAGGCAATGGAAGCGTTGGCAGCGGTTCAATCGCAAAAATTGACTGTGCAAATTATGGAAAAAGTTTAATGGAGCAGCGCACCGATGAATGGTTTGCCGCACGCCTTGGGAAAGTTACCGCCAGTCGCGTGGCTGACGTTGTAGCCAAGACCGCGAAGGGTTATGGCGCATCCCGCGAGAACTACATGGCGCAGTTGATCTGCGAACGCCTGACCGGAAAGCCCACCGAGATGTTTAGCAACGCGGCGATGGAGTGGGGTACGCAGACCGAGCCGCAAGCACGGGCCGCGTATAGCGCCAAGACAGGCGAGTTGGTGGAGGAGGTTGGGTTTATCCCGCACCACGACATCCCCGGCTCTGGCGCGTCCCCTGACGGGTTTGTGGGCGAGGGGTTGATAGAGATCAAATGCCCGAATACGGCTACCCATTTGGAGTACGTCCTAGCGGGTAAGCCACCCGAAAAGTACATGACCCAAATGCAATGGCAGATGGCGGTAACGGGTGCGCCGTGGTGTGACTTTGTGAGTTACGACCCACGCCTACCCGAGCATCTGCAAATGTTAATTGTGCGTGTTCCGCGAGACGAATCCCGTATCGCAGAACTGGAGGCCGAGGTGCGTAAGTTCCTCGGTGAATTGGAAAGTAAGGTTGAGCAACTACAAAAGGTGAAACTGTGAACGACAAATACGACAACAGCGGTGTCCTCTTTAAGAACGACAAGGGCGACAACCCAAAGCGTCCTGACTACCGAGGCAGCATCGCTATCAGCGGCGTGGACTACAACATCTCGGGCTGGATACGCGAGAGCAAGAAGTCAGGCGACAAGTTCCTGTCGCTGAAGGTAGAACCCAAGACCGCCGCAAAGGGTGGCCCACGTAAGGCTGAACCGAAAATCCCCGCCCAGAAACAGATCACCGAGGACAATTGGAGCGATCTGGATGAACCCTTCTGACTTTGAGTCAAGGTTCCGAGCAAGTCGCCCTGCGGAGATCGTAGTGGCGACTTACTTGCTAAACATCGGGCATACCGTATCGCTCCCAAAGCGTGCGTTACGCCCGACGCAAGCCGAGGCAAAGAAGTACACCGATAACGGTGATATTTACGCCTCGGGCAAACGGATAGAGGTTAAGCACGTCAAGCATGACTTTGAGTATCAGGCATGGCCCTTTGAGTACGCTGCGATCTGTGCGAAGAAATCATTTGACGCGGCTGACCCACGCCCTGACTACTACTACATCGTCAACAAAAGCATGACCGTTGCGGCCCTTGTAGACGTTGCAACGACACGCCCCGAGTGGCTGATCCGACGTTTACCTGACCGCCAACGGGGTTACGATTACGATGTTTATGCGTTGATGCCAGAGTATTTAGGCTGGCGCTATTTAGACTTTGAGGAAAAACTGTGAAGGTATTTATCGGTTGGGACAGCCGCGAGGACATCGCGTATCAGGTATGCCGTAAGAGCCTACTGAAACACTCCTCCATCCCGCTGGACATCCAGCCCATCAAGCAATCAGAACTTCGGGAGCGTGGACTTTACACGCGGGAGTTTGATCCGCTCTCGTCTACGGAGTTTTCGTTTACCCGGTTCCTGACCCCATACCTCGCCGGATACGACGGCTGGGCGGTATTTATGGACTGCGACTTTCTTTTTCGGGGGGACATCGCCGCGATCACCGACTACATGGACGGGGCAAAAGCGTGCTTTGTGGTACAGCACGATTACAGGCCGTTTGAAAAGGTCAAGATGGACAACAAGGCGCAGCATCAATATCCACGAAAAAACTGGTCATCGTTCATGTTTATGAACTGTTCGCACCCCGAGGTCAAGGCGTTGACACCCGACGTTGTGAACAGGGAGAGTGGAATGTTCCTGCACCGCTTTGAGTGGCTAAAGGACGAGTCCATCGGCTCCCTGCCGATAGCGTGGAACTACCTTGAAGGGTGGCATACCAAAGACCATTGCCCGAACCCCATCGCTGTCCATTTCACACGCGGTGGCCCGTGGTTCCGCGACTACATGGAAGTGGAATACGCCCGTGATTGGTTAGAGGCCAGCCGGTGAAGCGCATCTTTGCCAAAGGCACGACGCCAGAGCAGTTAGCCAATGCGGCGATTCGCATGGTGCAAGGGTTAGCGTCGGACAAGACGTGGGCGATAGAGATCACCGAGTGGAAGAAGCCCCGCACTAATCAACAAAACGCCTTTCTCTGGGGCGTCGCGTACCCGGCGATCCTTGAGGGCGGCGGTGAGGCATTGGCGGGCTGGACACGCGATGACCTACACGAATACTTCCTTGGGGAGTGTTTCGGATGGGAGATGCTGGAAGGGTTCGGGCGTAAACGTATGCGACCGCTCAAACGATCCTCGGCGCTAACCAAACAAGAGTTCAGCGAATACCTCAACTTCCTTGAGAGTCGCTGCATAGATATGGGTATAACTATCCCAGAGCCGGTGTATGAGTCTGCGAACTGAAGCCAAGGGGCGTAACTGCATGGTGCGTCTCCCCAACATCTGTAACTTCAACAACGAAACGACTGTGCTGGCGCATTACCGCCTTGCAGGAATTAGCGGCATGGGTATCAAGTCTGATGACTTGATCGGTGCGTGGGCGTGTAGCGCGTGCCACGACGCGATTGACCGCCGCTCCAACACCGACCTTGACCGC